TATGGATTAGACTTCGGTTATAGCTTAGACCCTGCAGCTTGTTTGGCTGTTTACAAACGAGATAAAGATTTGTATTTAAAAGAGATAGTTTACGAGAAAGGGTTAACTAATCAGGACCTAGCTGAACGTCTTAAACCTATTGTCAATAGAGATGAGGTTATCTGTGACAGTGCTGAGCCTAAGTCAATAGAAGAGTTGTATAGATTAGGCATAAACGCAAAACCTGCGGTCAAAGGTAGAGACTCAATACTAAACGGAATTGACATTCTTAAACGTTATAACATAAACGTTGTTAATAGTAGTAATCTAAAAAGAGAGTTCAGGACATATAAATGGGCGACAGACAAAAACGGTAACAGCCTACAAAAACCAATCGGCTTAGACCACTTAATGGATGCGTTGAGATACGTTGCATTGATACATTTAAAAGAACATAATCGAGGGTGGTATTCAATACGATAATTACTAAAAAAAAAGTAAAATAAATATTTTGTCATTAGTGACTAAATTAAACACTTTTAAGCTCTCAACAGAGGGAGCAATCCTTAAGCAATACTTAAGCAATGCTTAAGCAATACTCAAGCATTAAGAAGAGATAAGATAAGAAGAGAAAAGAAGAGATAAAAAAAATAAAAAAAAACTTAAAAAAGTTTTGTAGTTTATAAATATATTTATATATTAGCATTGTAATTAAATAAAACAAACACAATGAATAAATTACAAAACATATTAAAAGAAATCGAAACAGGTACAAGGGTGAGTTTAAATAAAAACACATCTGTTAGAAAGATATCATTATCAACAGGCGTAAAATACTATGAATCAATGACCTACCCTAAACAAGAAGATGAGTCAGATTTATCTAAAGGAATTAGGTCAAAAAAATATACAGATTATAATAAATTTAAAAACGCAGTTAAAAGGTGGGTAAAATAATAAACTGGAGAGATAAAATACTAAAGGCATACAATAAGCACAAAAAGGATTGTAAATGTTTTTTTTGTAAATTAGAAGAAGAGCTACTTTAACGAGTAGCTTTTTTTTTGTATATTTGTATTGAATTAAACCACTTAAAAGGGGAGGTCGGCAAAAGAGCGTCTCCTCTTTTTTTTTGTGTTTATTGTAAATATTAAAAAATTTGTTATATATAGTAATATGGAGATTACACTACCAACATCTTGGAACGACATAACTTTGCAAAAGTATATTAATTTAAGACCCGTAATAAACACCGAAATGAGTGAGATTGAAAGGGTTATTAATATCTTATGTGTGTTAACAGGCGAAAAGAAAGAAGTAATTAAAAACATAAGTTTAGAACAGTACCATAAGATTAAAAAGAAATTAGCTTTTCTAAATACTGAACTCCCTGAAACATTAGTTAACAAAAGATTTAAGATAGGTCCTCATTGGTATGAGTTTAAGCTAAACGCTAATAAACTTTTATTTGGTGAGTATATTAACAATATGGAAATATTGCAAGACGCTCAAGACAATCAAGAAGTAATATTCAACAACCTTCATAAGATACTAACTACGATATGCCGACCAATTGAGAAGAAGCGGTTTAGATGGAGAGACGTTGAAGTTACAGGAGAAGTCGTCAGGCAGACAGCAGATAACTTCCTTGAGAATATGCCAATCTCGATAGCTTATCCTATCGGTGTTTTTTTTTACAATCACTTACCGAGCTTAACAACAGATATAAAAACCTCTTTGATGGAGAAAGCGGAGAAGATAATGAGAGAGTCAAAAAAGGAACTGGATTCTATGAGCGTTGGGGATGGTGGTCAACGTTAGACAACCTTACAAACAGCAGGGTTGACAAATGGGACGAGATACTCGCCTGGGAGGTGATTAAAGCGTTAAATGTAGTCGCTTACTACACAGACAAACAAAAGATGGAAAGACAGCAGCACAGCGAATCAATGCAGAAATTAAAACGTAGATAATGAGTGAAAGTCCTTTCGACATAAATTCTTTTGACGTTTCTCAATTAGAGGAGGTGGTTGTTGACAATCCTACAACATTGGGAGAAGTGATGAGCAATATTGCGGCTGAGATGGTTCACTGTTTAAAAGCAACTATTGACGAGAAAGGTGTTGTTTATAAGGGCGGTTTAAAAGACTCTGTAAGGATGCCTATTGAGATGTTTGGTCAAAAGATGACAGCCACTTTGTATATGGCTGACTATTACGACTATATCAATCAAGGTGTTAAAGGAATAGGAGGAACTAGAAAGAGTGGAAAGAGAATGAATGAACCCTGGGAGATTAAAGCTCCTAACTCGCCTTATAGTTTTAAGAAAGGTCCTAAAGTAAGTCACATTAGAGAATGGTCTAAAAGCAAAGGGTTAAACGAATTTGCTGTCAGAGCGTCAATAGCTCATAAGGGAATTAAACCTCGTTATTTCTTTGATGACTGTATGAAAGAAACATTTACAGGTCCTGCCTTTAATGAGTTTAAAAAAGATATTAGAATTGTTACTACTAAAAAAGTAAGTAAAGGAATGAAAAAGATTTTGAAAAAATGAGCATTACAGTAAGCAACTTACCACAGAATTACAGAACCGTTTATAATCCTATTGAGATTGTAGTCAAAGAGTCTGACGCAACAACTAGAGGGTATGAAGGTTTTCAATATATTATTGATATATACGAAACAACAGGCGTTGTTTTATTATCTAGATTAAAAACACCTATAAGAACAGACGGTTACGGTCGAATAAATATGAATGGAGTAATGGAGTCATATGTTCAAACAATATTAAGCGAGATTAATCAAACTAATCAGGAGGCAATGTTCGACAATTCTGACGGTCCTCAATATTATAACGATGCATCGTGGAGACAGTTTAAGATTCGTTTTGGTTGGGAACATTATAACGGTGGCACATTAACACAATCTTTAAATCAAACAGTAAGCTTTCCGAGTCCTTTAGAAGACGCTAACTTTTACGACTTAATTGTATTTAACGGTGCTTTACCTAACTACAGAGGAAACGTTTTAAACTTCTACGACTGGCAGGTTACAGACAAATTTAAGGACTATGTTGTAGGTTCAGGTGCTACTCGTTCAGATTGGTTAACTAATCAGCCTAACATATTGCTACCTAATGACGACAGAAATGTTAATCTAGAATTAACTGACGAGGGTTATTTATATTTTTTATATGATAATGCAAACTATCCAATAGACAGAGTAATTATTGACGAATACGATAGTACAGGAGCGGTCATATCTACGTCAGAGTTAAGAAAACCTACAGCAGTTACAGAGCATCACGTTAGTGTCGCAGCATCACCACAAACGCTTAACAACGTAGCAGCGGCTGAGTTCTTGTCAGGTAGTCAACCGATAATCTCAGCTTCAGCGACTTCTTATAGTGTTGCACTTGCACTCTCAACAGCATTAAAAAGTAGAAAAATGTTTTTTAATATTGAGACAGAGTGTCGATATGAGACGAGGAGACTAGAGTTTTTAAATTCTTTGGGTGGCTTTGATTACTTTAATTTTACTAAGGTGAGTAAAAGAAGCGAAGAGATAGAGAGAAAGTTCTTCAAACAAAATCCTGAAAATCTATCGTCTGTAGGTGTAATTAATTACTCAATAAGTGACAGACAAAAAGTTCAATACTATACAGCCTCAAAGCCTAAAATGAAACTAACGTCTGACTGGGTTGACGCTGATAAATTTAATTGGTTACTAGAGTTAATTGAGTCGCCTGAGATATACCTACACGAAAACAATCAAAGGATTCCTGTTAAGAATATAGAGGGCAATTGGGAAGAGAAAAGAAGTAAAGTTGATAAGATATTTAATTTAGAAGTTAACCTAGAATTTGGGGTTGATAATTACAGACAAAGATATTAAGATGAAAAACAAAGAAACTGAATTCGAGAAGATGCTTAGAGAATTGGAGAAGATGCCAGTTCCCGAAAGAACTTGTAATATTGATGACGACAATTGTGAAAGCTGTTCAGGATGACAAAAGAAGAGTTATATATTGACGGTCAAACAATTGAGTTAATAGAGTCTTTAAACCCTAATTTAACTTTTAATATTGCTGACATTGCAAAGCCTGACACAAGAAAAGCGGACTTTTCAAAGACTATCACAATACCAGGGTCTAAGAAGATTAACAAAATCTTTGAACACATCTTTGATATTAATACGTCTTTACAGACTTTTAACCCTAACTTAAAAACTGATGTCGTTTACTTAGTAGACGGAGAGGTTCAAATTGACGGTTATCTACAACTAAAAAAAGTTAACAATACTGACGGTTTAATTTCTTATGAGTGTGTTATTATTGGACGTTTAGGAAACTTTGTGAACGCTTTAGGTGACAAAGAACTTGACGACGCTTCAATGAATTGGAGTACACTTAATCACGATTGGACACAAGCTAATCAAATTGCATCTTGGTCAGCAACGACAGGGTATGTTTACCCAATGATTGATTATGCAACGGGTGTTGACCTTTACGATTGGGGAGTTACTGAGTTGTTTCCTGCCGCTTATGCAAAAGACTACATTGATAAGATGTTCGCTGCTGCGGGATATAGCTACACCTCAACTTTCTTAACGTCAGACCCTTTTAACAAATTAATAATTCCTTTTAATGCAAAAGACTTTAAGTTTACAACACCTGAGATAAGTACTCGAACATTTTCAGCAACAACAGCACAATATCAAGCGACAAGTTCAACGAGTCAAAATCTAAATCTAAACGCAGGTTCTAGTTTTAACGGTGCTTTAGTTAATGACACTTATTCTATTAAGATGACTGTTGAGGACGACCCTAACAACGTTTATACAACGTCATTAGGGAAATATACTTGTAATAAAAAAGGAACTTACAATCTACAGTTTGAGGTTGATTTAACAGGCACTTTCACACCTTTAGATTATGCAGGAGGTGTTCCTAGTATTGATGTTAGAGCAATGGCTGCAATTTATGGAAGTATTCAACTTGTAAGACGTAACTCTTCAGGTATTACAGTTGGAGGATATACTTACACGAACACAGCAGGCACAGTAATAACAACGGGAATATTAGGTCTAAAGAATTTTTTAATTAATAAACAAGACACTAACATCACATCAGGAACGACAAGTGTGACAACTTCAGGAGCTTCTTATCCTGATAACGATTACTTACAAAATTGGGAGAACGTACAGTATTCTACTTTCCCTAATAGTGGAGTAAATGGTCCGACAATAAAATACTCTTTTGCTAATAGTACAGCAGAGGCCAGGTCTGAGTCTGTTAACCCTAATAAGTATTGGGTTGTTGCTAACAACGTAGAACTAGAGGTTGGCGACACAATCGAAACAAATATAGTATCTGAACTTTACAACGAATATACTAGTCTTAATTTGTATAGTGTTAAGGTTGCCACAGGTGCAATAACAGTAAGACCAACAAATCCACTTTTTCAAAGATACCCAGTGGCAGGAATTTTAACTGCTGATTATTTTACTGGCTCAATTGCTTTAAACGTTTCAAACGGTATATTTAAAAATCAGGTTACCAATAACAACTATATTGAAGGCGATACTATTAATTTTAATAACGTAATACCTAAGAAGATAAAACAAAAAGACTTCTTTATGTCTATTGTAAAAATGTTTAATTTATATATTCAGCCCGACGAAAACAACGATAAGAATTTATTGATAGAACCAAAAGAGGATTTTTATAATAATACTATTGTCGACTGGTCTGACAAATTAGACAACTCTCAAGTTATTGAGTCTTTACCAATGGCAGCAATTGACTCAAAAGAATATTTATACAAATACAAAGACGATAAAGACTATTATAACGACCTTTATACAGCAACGTGGGGAGAGAGCTACGGTCAAAGAGAATACGAAATTAATAACGAGTTTTTAAATAAAACAAATAAGACTGAAATTATATTTTCACCTACTCCGTTAGTTGGTCAATTAGACCAAGACAGAATAATTCCATCAATTAAAAAATACGATGAAAACAACGGACAAGCGAGAACAGAGTCAAATATTAGAATATTATATTACGGAGGTTTAAAAAATTGTAACTCTATTTGGGAGCATCGAGGCTCTTTAGTGTCTTCGACTTTCAACACAACTTACCCGTATGCGGGTCACTTTGACGACCCTTATACTCCAACCTTAGATATTAATTTCGGATTAACAAAAGAGATTTATTACGATGACACTTTCTATCCTATAACATTAACAAATAATAACTTATTTAATAAATACTATTCTAAGTTTATTGAAGAGATAACAGACGTTAACAGTAAGATAGTAAACGCTTATTTCTACTTAACACCTGGCGACATAAAAACACTTTCGTTTAAAAAACAATATTATTTTAATGGTTCTTATTTTAGATTAAATAAAATAGAGAATTACAACCCGTCAAACCCTGTGACAAAATGCGAGTTTTTAAAGATTAAATTAGCATCAGTATTTCAAATAACTACAGCAATAATAAACGGAGGGACAGGTGTGTTAGCAGGAGAGAACACTCCACTGTATCAAAGCGGAATGATACAACACTCAAATAATAATATTATAAACTCTGAAAGCGTTCGAGCTTTTGGTTCAAATAATCACATTGACGCATCAGCTAAAAATGTTAGTATCATAGGGTCAAATAATTACGTTACAGCAGGGAGTGAGAATGTAACAATTAACGGAAACAATAATCTTGTTTCAGGAGCTAAAAACGTTAGTTTAATAAACACAGACAATACAGAGGTTATAAATAGTAACATAGCTTATGTAAATAATGAGATACAAGGAACAGGAACCATAAGGACAGTTAACATAAACTCGAGAGTTTTAGAAAGTGAGCAGACTTATATTATAGACACATCAGCAGCAAATGTAACAATGACTTTTCCAACGTTTGCGACCTATGGCAAAAAATGGATATTTAAAAAACTACACTCATCACATCAGGCAATTATTAACGCAGGAACTAACTTAATAGACGGGTCAACAACTTACACAATGACTTCAGCATATGACACAGTTGAGGTTCAATGGGATGGAAATACTTACAATATTATAAGCACTAAATAAAAATGGCAGAAAAGATAGCATTAGAGTTAGACGTACAAACAGGGAAAGCTGTTAGTAATTTAGGAGAGTTAGAAAAGGCAACAAAGCAACTAAACAACACTATTGATAAGTCTGACAAAGAAACACAGAGTCTTCAGCAACAGTTTGACTCATTAAATAAAGAGATAGAAGAGGCTCCTGTTAATATCAGGGCAATGAATAAACAGATACAACAGTATCAAGCTATAGCCTTAGAAGCGGGAAGAACATCACCTCTAGGAAAAGACGCAATACAAAAAGCGGCAGCCTTAAAAGATAGATATATTGATATTCAAAACGAAGTTAATAGACTCGCAAATGACGGAGTCAAACTTCAGGCAGCTCTAGATATTGGAACAACTGTAGTGGCAGGATTCACAGCGTTTCAGGGTGTGATGGCTTTGAGTGGTGTTGAGAGTGAGGAGTTAAGAGAAACGATGGTTAAGCTACAGGGAGCACAATCTGTCTTAATGGGTGTTGAAACGTTAAGAAAGAATTTAGAGAAAGAAAGCACTATTGTTCTTGTTGCTAAAAACACAGCAGAAAAAGCAAATTTAGCACTAACAAAAGCGACTACAATAGCAAACAAAGCTTTGGGACTTTCGACAGATACAGCTACAAAGTCGTTTAAGTTAATGAGGGGAGCTTTAATAGCTACGGGAATCGGTGCTTTAGTTGTGTTAATAGGTACTTTAATTGCTAACTGGGATAAGGTAACTAAGGCTTTAGGAACTACAACAGAGGCACAACAGGCATATAATGACGCAACAGCAAAAGCGATTGACAGCATAGGCAAAGAGTTAGACGCTGCTGACAAATTACAAAAAACTTTAAAAGACGATACAAGAACGAGAGAGGAAAAAGTTCAGGCTGTTAAAGACTTACAAAAAGAATACCCTGGACTACTAGACAACGTTGACGCTGAGAAAGACGGATTAATTGCAGTTAGCGAACAACTAACGAAAAACATTGAGTTAATTACTATTAAAGCACAGTTAGAGGCTTTAGCAGAATTAAGACAGGAGAAAACAAAAGAGAATTTAAAGTTAATAGTAGACGCTCAAACGGGTGTGAATGTTGGGTTGACAGACTATGCAGCAGCCTTGTCATTAGGTGTGAGCGGTCAAGAGTTTGCTAATTTTGCAACTACAAAAGCAATTGCAGAAAACAAAAAATATCAGGAAGGTATTGACGGATTAACCGAATCCTTAAAAGTTAAAATGAAAGTAGCTATTGAAGGTGGAGCAGGTGACGCTGAAATGGCAGCAGAGGAGGCGGAAAGGTTAAAAGAATTAGAAAAGCAAAAAAAGGAAGCGGCAGCTAACGCTAAAAAAAGAGCAGATGCGGCAGCAAAAAGAGCAGCTCAAAAGAAAAAAGATGACGAAAAAGCAGCAGCTCAAAAAATAAAAGATGACGAAAAAGCTTTAAAAGACCTTATAGAAAACAATAAAAAACAACAAGAAATTGAAGACAAACAATTTAATCTTTTACAAGAAATAAAAAACTCAGCACAGGAACAAGAAATATTTAAACTTGTTCAAGATTATGAGCAAAAGTTTTTATTAGCTCAAGAAAACGCTGAACTTGAGAAAGCTTTAGAGGAACAACAACAAATTGATATTTTAGCAATAAAAGAAAAGTATATAAAACTTGATGAAGCTAAACAAAAAGAATTAAAAGACAAGAAAGACGCAGACGCACAAGAAGACTTAGACAGACAAATATCTTTAGAAGATGCAAAATTAAGTTTAGCGGCAGACGGAGTAAATGCACTAATTAATTTAACAACAGCTTTTGCAAAAGACAATGAGAAGAGTCAAAAGAGAGCCTTTGAAATAAATAAAAGATTACAAATTGCACAGGCAATTATTCAAACTTATCAGGGTGCAAACGCTATCTTTGCGAGTGCTGCTGCAAATCCTAAAACGGTCTTATTCCCCGCTCAGCCTTTTATAGCGGCAGGAATTGCAATAGCTAACGGATTAGCAAACGTTGCGACAATAAGTAAACAACAGTTTCAGAGTGGGAGTCCTGGAGGTGGAGGAAACAAAGCTCCTGACTTTTCAGGTGGTGGAGGAACAGCTCCTCAATTGTCGCCTGTTACAAATACGAGTACAATTGTTCCACAAGGACCGACACAGGTTTTTGTTACAGAGACAGATATTACTAACACACAAAATCAAGTGAATGTCATACAAGGACAGGCAACACTAAGTTAAAATTTATATTATGGAAAAAAGCGAATTATTAGAATTAATTATTGACGAGGAAGATGAGTCAGGAGTGTCAATGATTGCATTAGTCGACAACCCTGCAATTGAATCAAATTGGATGGCATTTCAAAAACATCAGTTTGAAGAAACGTTTAACGACTATCCTGAGTCAGCGTCTAACAACGCAAAGAAAGCTATTAAATACAAAGAAGAGAACAACGTTGATTGTGGAACTAGAGTCGGATGGACGAGAGCGAGACAGTTAGCAAATAAAGACAACATCAGTTGGGAGACTATCGGACGTATGGCTTCTTTTAATAGACACCAACAGCATAAAGACGTACCTTATGACGAGGGTTGTGGTGGTCTTATGTGGGATGCTTGGGGAGGTGCTTCAGGCATTAACTGGGCAATT